TTACTTCAGCCTCGTAATAGTCGACACCACGACGCCGACGATATCTAAATCTTCAGCGTCATCATGTAGCGGGATTGGCTGGTAGTTGGGGTTCATCGGTTCGAGCTGCACGACTGGCCGCAGGCATAACCGCTTTACCGTGAACTCCCCGCCAACGCTGGCGATCACGATATCGCCATGTTCAGCCCCGATGCTGCAATCGACCACCAGCATCGAGCCATCGACAATGCCCGCCTCCAGCATGCTTTCACCGGAGGCGTAGAGAAAGTAAGTGGCGTTCGGGTGGCTGATGCAATATTCATTGAGATCGATCCTGGCATGGACGTAGTCCTGCGCCGGACTTGGGAAGCCAGCAGGCACCCGATCGGAAAACAGTGGCAGGTACAATTTCTCTGGAGTTGGTGTTGGAGCAAAGTGTTTCATGGGGCATGTCTCTATACTGTGTTTTTATACAGTATAGATATACCGAATGGTGGTAGGAAGATAGATTTTCACCGTGAATGATATGGCTATGATCGGTAAGGAAAGAAAGTTGGCCTCTCTTTCCCATACCCATCATCGGCTAAGCTAGGGGCCGCTGACATGGAACTAATTGATTTATTGGGTAACTATTGTTGAAATAATTACCCAAGGCTGGCCGGTAGCTAGTCAAATACCCCATTGATAACAGAGGCAACAATAGCCGTGCTTAAGGCCACCAGAACTAAATCATTCCCGGCGATACGCCATTCATAACCAGGATAAGATGGCAGTTGTCCCAGCATTGAAGCTGGCACCATTTTCTTGGCGATCCCCGGCGGCAATGGCTTGCCCCGTGCCAGGTTCTTGGCAATGCCGGGAGGTAAAGATTGATACCCGGTTAATCCATAGTTTACCGCCAGGGGCCGCACGCGGTCATAATTGATATTCACGGTAACCAGATCGTCATGACCGCCCTTGGCTTTTTTGCCTTTGTCTGAATGGTCTTTGCCTGAATTACCCTTCCCATGATTGTCTCCATGGTTAGCAGAATTACCATGCCCACCTCCATTACCGTTACCGCCTCCGTTGCCATTACCATTCCCTGGATTGGCCATAACGGAGGCTGAGGATGTGAACACGATCAACGCAAGTGCGAGGGCAGACCAGCGATGTTTGAGCATTTTAACTAACCTCAATGAGGGGATACCCGATCAATCTAGCCCTCCCCTGACTACCGAGCAATATGGATTCATCTTATAGTTGGTTTTGTGCTAAGTTGATTCATGCGTTGCAGGGCTAATCAGGCGGACTTTATGAAAATTATTGCAGGTACCCTTTTAGTCATCCTGCTGGCCGGGTGTACTTCGGTCAGTGTTTCTGGCTCTGGCGGTAGTTCGGGGCGTTCAACGGCCACTATTGGTATCGGTTCTGGCGTGCGCCTTTGATGCAGGCACTCGCGCAGTCCTTCTGGCTGGAGCGAAGCCGTTAACTCAGGTTTTTTCGTAGAGATCGATAATCTCGTACTCTCCACCGATCACGGGTTTGCATAAAATTTTATAGCCATCGCTATCAAAGCCCGGCGCAGCAATCATTAACTCCCTCGCTTCATCCAGGCTATCTACTGCACCCAGCCATAACCAGTGGTGAATAATATGGTACTGCGCCATATCAGCACCCTGCTCTCGCAAGGCTATCGGACCACGCCACGGCCAGCACACCACTCGGCTTTGCTCGAGAGCAGAGACCAAGCGCTGCCGATGATCGGCCTGGCTTTCTTTACCACAGCAGGCCCCGGCGCAACGCTTCAATGCCGAACGGAAACAAGGGCGGCCTTTGCTTAATGGTTCAAGCCCCAACAGCCCATAACACAGCTGATGCTGATCGGCGATAGACTGCAGCGCTTGTAGTGCCGCCCGCCGATTGGCAAAAAGGCCAAACAACCCAGCGTGCCGAGCAAAATCCACCTCTTTCGCATACACCACCGTGGGTTTGTCATCATTAAGTTGCAATGCGCAGAGCTGCTTGTTGCGGCGCAGGCGCTTATTGAACAGCGGTTGTTGTTGTTTAATCAGTTGCGCTTCCAGCAACAACGCCCCTATTTCACCCGCCGTTCTGATAAAGGTGATACGCCTGGCCTGGCGCAGCATGGCCGCTTCGTCTGGGGTGCGCAAATGTGAAAGCACCCGGCTGCGAAGGTTCACGCTTTTACCGATGTAGAGCGGCATGGTTTCGCACTCACCGTGGAACAGGTACACCCCAGGTAAAGCAGGCAAACCTTCAAGCCATTGGCGTAGGTGTTCCGGGTATTGGTAGATAGCTTCCGCTTCAAACTCGAGCCTTGGTGCGGCAGAACGTCTGGTCAATCGTACTCTCCATACTGATTTTTTATACAGTATAGCGGGGTTGGGTGGGGGTTTGAAGGGGGTTGTGGTCAATACAGCATCAATGATCGTCCCCCTCCCCCTAGCCCTCTCCCTTTACAGATCGGGGATAGTACGTGCTACATGTTAATACAGTTCCAGACCGCAGCTGCGGACTAGCTCCCTCTCCCTGTGGAAACGTTCATGTTGCCTAAGATGTGTTCGGGGAGAGGGTTGGGGTGAGGGGTGGCGGTTTTCGCGATACAGTTAAAAAATGTTATAAATCAAAAGTATAAAAAAAGACCGAGTACGATTCCTTTATGTGTCAATTTTTCAATAAAGCATTTAAATTCAATGTGATAACCTCATAATCCATCAAAATCAACCTCTCAATACCTTCGTTTTCCATCCTTTAGTTTCAAATACCTATCAGATTTCTCGTTTCAATTCGGGGAAATTTCGGCACCAAAAACCGCTAAATTCGACACCTATATCATGACCGGTCACCATTACCATGAGCAACTGTTTGTGGTCTACAATTCGCAGATTGAAATTGATCGGGATCCGCACATGCGCAAGTTAACCTTTCTGGGGCTAGCTATTTTCTTCATGAACGAAAACGAGGCCTACCCGGATCCCGATCGTGACTCAAGTCAATCGTTCTGCGTGTGGCACGATGACGAAGGTCAGTATTGGCTGGATGTCTTCTACAAGCGGGAGTGGCGTCGGGCGTTCCTGGAACCGTTCGCCACCTTTGAAGAAGTGTTCGAAGCCGTAAGAGACTACGGCTACGGGGAGCCACCGAAGCGATGATCCATCATCGCCCAATTTGCCTTTAAATCTTCATGTTTCCAACGCGCACAGCATCGGCACGAATTGCAGTAAGGATCCCTTGACTGCCCCCCTTGACAAGTTGCCCCGGCGTGGAGCCCACAGAGAACACGTCATTGATTGCGAATGCAGCTGAATCAGAACGCAGTACATCACCGATGTCGAGATACCCGCATGTTTTTATCCTGCCGAAGCTGCCCGGCAAAATATCTTCCCACGCAATCCCCGCAAACAATGATGCAGGATCTGAGCTGGTCATCTTGCGAATGCGTTTTGTCATTGTGTCGTAAGCGACAGCCATCCCCATTTCAATGCCAACGTTAGTGTTATTGAGCAGTGATCTTTCTTCGTCGGTGAATAGAGGGCGATATCGTGCCGATTTCCACTCGGAAGCTATCGCAGTAGATCCAAGTGCAGTATTGATTGCAGCGATAATCGTCGCGTTCGCTACTGCGGTATAGTTCTGATCAAACACGATAGATACAGGAGAGCCACCATTAACTGTTACGGTAAGGGTTTTGTTCGTCGTAGAACAATCACCCAGACGTTTACCCAGGCTTGTTATAAACACATCACGGTTGATCCCAACGCCGTTACCAGACACGTCAGCCCAGCTGTAGACATAACCATTCAATCCACCGGCTCCCGGCCTTGAAATAACCTGTTTTCCGAATAGCGATGCGACAGCGCTGCCGGAAACCTCAACAAGCGCATTCGGGCCACCATCTATTTTCAGTGCACGCCCGGGTTCAAATAGCTTGAACACGGCAGGAGAGTTACCCGAGCCGGTATATTGCCATTCGGTGTGGTCAGCCGGTTGATTTTCCAGAGTGGTCACTAGCCACGGCCCTGCGTTGTTGTGGTACAAATCCCCGTTGAAAATCGAGTTTGTAACGTTGCATGTGTCGCGTTGGAGTGAGCCCAAAGACTCCAGATTTATCGCCCTTCCCGCCCCAAACGTATTGCTACCGATAGTGACCGTTTCGACTGGGGATAAGAATCTACATCCGTCGAAATTCAGGGCCGATGCCTTACTAAAAGTCGTGTTGTTGTGTGCGCTGTACGCGGCGTAAAGCCCGATGAAAGTAGAGTTCCTGACATTGACTGTTTGACCACTCGATGTGCCGGAGCCCACGCCGTCCATACTCGCCCATGCGTTATTTACAGCCGCGGCATTCCCGCGGTGTTCAAAATGGCAGTTGATAATATTCATCGTGCCATCTTTGATATTGCCGCTAGAGTCCGCATGCAGCGCATAACGCATATTTGTTGCTAATACAGTTAGATTTTCAAGTGTAGTTGTTGTGTTACACCAGAACGGCTGAGCGTTTTTAATCTGATCCGCTGTGGCATCATTCGGCATTGAACAATCAAATACAACACCGCCCAGACTTGGCCCAACCAGATTTACAAAATCTTTTGTAAACCAACTGTTTTGCGCAAATGTAGATTGAGTAAACCCATTCAGTAACGATAATTTATAAACTTTATTCGCTGATGCATCAGTAATTGCAGCCAGGGCGATCGGGACTGTTGCATAATCGCCGCCAGTTCCCACTGTTTTGGTTACCGTGATTGGTGAGGTCGGCACGTCCGGGGCGTGAAATGTAAGCATGAGATCCGTGCCTGTCGTCGCCCCTACTCCTGCATAACTTTCAACCCTAAATGCCGTGCTGACAACTTCATAACTGCACACTGCCGATACGGTAGCATCCGTGTTAGCTATCTGCGTAGTAACACCAAACGCCGTATCTGCGGATGTAACTGTATACAGGACTTCCCTATAAAGGGAGTTTCCAATTTGTTCATTTCGAACTAACGTTCCAGCATTGGTAGCTGAGCCATTACGCATTACTTGCGCAACTACAGCCGTAAGTGGGCGCTGATTCAGAAAATTGTCGGTAACTGTCGCAACAAGCATTAACCTAATTGTCGAGCCAATGAGTTGAGTCATTTTATCCGCCGTAACAGGCATAAAAGCCGTTACATAAGATGTTTTCCCGCTTGCCCCTATTGGAATTGTGAACCCGACAACTTTTCCATTTTTTGTAATTGACTGAGCGCCGTTCAAAATAGATGACGAAGTGAATATTTCGGAATAATACTCGCCAGATGTCACTGCGGCTTTCCCAAGTTTTAGATTGACGCTATCGTTAACAGCTTCAATGCGAGGATTGATATTGATATCGAGTAGCGCATCGCCAGCAGTTAATGGGAATGTCCCATTCCAGTCAACAACCGAGAAGTTCAGTGAACGTATCTTTAACGAGTGATTAATGGAAGCAGCCGACGCCCCTGCCAACATTTGTAGGACTAGTCCAAACTTTGTATCTGCTGCCGTTACCGTATACGTCGCTTCTCTGTACAGAGAGTTTCCGACCTGCTTGCTCGTTACTAGCGTCCCAACGCTTGATGTTACTCCGGCGCGAACAACTTGCAGTGCAGATGAATTAAGTGGTTTATCGATTAAAAAGTTGGTTGTAACATCTGCATTCAAAGATACTTTTATTGTTGAACCAACAAGCTTAGCCAGTAGTTCAGGTGCCGGTTGAATGAACGCTGTTATAAACGATGACGCGCCAGTACTGCCTGCAGGAATTGAGTACCCTTCTATTACACCATTTGTTGTAATGAATGTAGCGTCAGCGAACATCTGACCAGATGGCGCATACATTGATGTGCCATTAATTTCACCGCTTGTAATAGCCGAATTTGATACGTACTTTGTGGTCGGATAACTCTTCCCCGTTGCAGTGGCTACGCCGGAAATATTTTGATATTCGTCAGCTATTGATTCATTGCTTGTCGAACGAATAAATAAAATCACTCCGTTAGCTATTTCACCGGATGCTATAGCTGCATTGGCGGAAGATAAATCATTGTAGACTTTTCCAAGTGGCGCTAGATTATCAACAACATTCTTATAGTTATCCTCCAGCCCGGCTATTGTGTAATGGATGCCGCCAAGTCGATCCGTATACGTTAATAAATAACCTGTCATTACTTGGTCAAATTTTTCGGCATTAAATCGCAAGTCTTGCGGTAGTCCGCTAGGAACTGGCACTTGTGATGGAGTTGTCATAATTTTCCCATTAAAAAACCCAGCGCAAAGGCTGGGTTGTCGGTGATAGTTAGCAGTGTTAGATGTAAATCAGGTCGCTGTACTCAGACAGGGTTAATGATGTTGTGCCGTCGCTATTCGGTTGCTTCTCTGTGATCGTCCACTTCGTTGCATCCATCTCTACTTGTGTCGCGATGATGTATCGAGACGGAGACTGGACATCGTTACCGTTATAGATATTGAGCGGTATATTTGGCAGCGAAGAGATAAACCCAAACTCTGTGTCAGGCCTTGGTGAGGCTGGCGCAGAGCTGGTAACCGGGTTCCCGTCGCTGTCTGTGATGACAACGTACATATCCCCTTCCCAGCGGATACGCTCGCTCGTCTCGAAGTTATCCCCTGACCGGTAGACAATATGCCCGTCCTGCTGGTTCTTATCATAAATGTCAGCAACCTGAACCATCTGGCCGACGTTCACCCACTCCCCATCAGAAAGTGCTTTTATTGACATTGATTGGCGAGAATAAAGCAGCCGCTTAACTTCCTTCAACGCCCGTTCTCTGGCTTGAAACTCATTGCGGACATAGAGCATGTCGAATTTCTTGGGCTTGATTGCCTCACCCTCTTCGATGCTGCTGCCAGTGACTTTATAGCGGATAAAAGCCTGCTTGTTTGTCGTTGGGTTTCGATACTGCACTTCTACACCATCAAATCCGCCGGGTAGTGTCATCTCGTAACTCAGGCTGTAGCCGTCCATTACTGTATTAGCCCGGTTAAATACAGTTACCGCGTTATCCCGCTTGTCGTCTCGCGTGAATGACAGTACCCCATCATCCCAAAACGCCGTTACTGTGGCCGCATCACAAATCGTCTGCACTCTGGCGCCGAGCGAGATATCCTCATCGTCAAATGTGTAATCAAAATAACCAAGGCGAGGATCGGTCAGTGACGCGCTTATCGCGTATAGCTCATAGATATCGATGCTAGACTCCGCCTGCCCGCCCATTTTTAACCAGGTGTGTAGAACAGCATCAGCGAACGAGCGTGACGGCCTCTCTGTGTAATCTACGGTTTGTGTCACCATGTCATAGCTGATCACATGGCGTGTGATAAGAGCGTTATACTTCCTATCTCTCCCGCTTGTTGCGTTTTCTGTTGCTGTTAGGGTAACCGTTACAAGCGTGTCATTCGGATAGATCACGTTATAACGAGTTCTGACAATGTGGACAGCTTCAACTTTCAGAACAGAGTGGTCGTTACTGTTGTTTGTCCTAACGAATGAAACGGCGTACCTCCCATTTCCGGCCGCTGGCGTGAATTTGAACGTGCCATATTTGGTATCGGCATTTTCATCGTCGTTGTTCAAGCCAACGTTATATGCCTCTGTCGTGCCTGGGATCTGGTTGTTCTCGTCATCCACTTTATAGAATGTGACTGTGACCCTGGCATAATCACCATGGCCTAGTTGCGCCTGAAGATGTACCCACAACTGATTTCCAGCTACCGGGGAGAACGACGGGCCAACGACAAGCGCCTCATTATCGTTCAGCGTGAAAATGGTCGTATTGACTACAGCATCCCCAGGTATCTGCCCGATGTCATTTCCGCTGAGGTTGTAGAAAGTGAACTCGTAGTAATACTGTGGATCAACAGGTGCGCCGTCGTCGGTAGTCACTGCGCTGACAAGGTCGGCAAACACGGTAATATCCCGCGTGACCGGACCAGATACGGTGTTGTATGTAACATTGACAACAAACGACACAGAATGCGGCTTGGCAAGGTCGTAGAAGTAATCAAAATCGCTGTTCTGTTTTATCTTAATACGGGCTTGCCCGGCGACAAATTCACCGAATACCATGCCTGTTGTAGTCGTTGCAGTCTCCGCTGGGAAGTCTTCACTTTCGTTCGGCCCCGGCAGCTCTTGCCCGTCGATGTCGTCAAACGCAAAACCCTCGTTGATAACGGGGATCACTTGCCCTGGTTGGTATATCTGATAAGACGCTCCAGCAAGCGCCCCAAGGTTCGACTCGGAGTAACGAACTGACGTGACATCGTACTTGCCGAGCCCGAAGTTCATCCACTCAGTTACTTTCTTGATATTGTTGTTGTACTCAAAGAGCGACTCTTGGATAAGGTCAGGGAACGCCCTCACCTGTCCGTAGTTATCCGGCTTGGCTTCGCCGTTACGAGCAATGTTTGTTTGCCCCTTCAAGCTGTTATTTGGCGATGTTTTAGAGTCACTGCTTGCCGTGCCGGTGCCTGGCTGCTTGATGAGCGAAGACAATATTTTTTGCGTGAATTTTATCGGGTTCAGATGTTCAAGTGGGTTGATGAGCGTACCGATCAAGCCACTATTCTTCGGCTGGTCGTAAACCGTGATTACGTCCCCAGCGTTGAGCGGAAAATTTAACTCGTCGTCATCCTTTAGTTTTGCGCCGTTTCGCAGAATTTCCACATCACTGTGCAGATTGGCATTTTTAAGCCATGGATAAAACATGCTCCCGGCAGGAAGATTATGCCGCTGTTTTGGTAGCCCCGGCACCCGCTGAACTTCGATCAATGGCATAGCGATAAAACTCCAGTCTTGTGAATACTTTTTCTAAGGTGCGCAACTTGTCCAGCCGCACATGCCCGGACTCACCTCGGCTATGGAATGCCTGACCATCAATAGTGAGGCCAACATGAACTGGCGCAGCACCGTAGTAAGCGATGAAAATACCGTCATTGACGGAAAGTTCAGATTGCTGCCAGAACACGCGGTCACCCTCAAAGCACGTCAGGAAGTCTCTACCGGCTTCGTAGTCCGGTGTCTGGTGAATCTCTATGCCCAGCACATGGCGGTAATAGAGCACCACAAGGCCCCAGCAGTCGGCAGTCTCAAACGTGCATGCCCGATTGCTCCATGGCTTGCCAGTCATGGCTTGAACAAACTTTTGTTTAAGCATTCTCTAGCCCCGGCCAGTCAGTGACGTTGTAAAGAAAGGCGATGTTGTTAACCAGCGGGTTTTGTAGCGTCAGCGAGCACGTTACATCGTTGCCGTCCATGCTTGCGTCCTTTACAAATAGCGTCCACGGCTTAAGCGGCGTGTTCATGTCGGCTGCATCGAACCGCTGATAAGTTGCGGAGATCGGCGATATGCGTGAGTAACCCTTCCACTGCTTTAGCTGCTCTTTGAAGTCGAGCGCCAGCCGGCCAAATTTCACCGTTGAGTTGATTACCGGCGTGTTGCTTTGCTGACTTTCCGTCACTTCCATTCGACATGGCTGGTAAACCTGCCCGGCAAAGGTCTTGGGGAATATCTGGCGGTTAACCAGGCGGATATAGCCGAACGTTTCATGATAGAAGGTCATCGTGTCGTACATAACCCGGTTCGGGCGCTGGCTCTTAAACTCTCTGAAAGTGGGCATCACGGCACCTTTGGCATGGTTTCAGTCACAACAATATCGAGCGTGCTCCACCAAACAGGCGGCAACTCAACGATAATGTCGTCGTAGTCATCATCAGAATTGAACAGCTTGTTGCTGACAGCAGTTCCCGACCATGTAGCAACGCCACCGTTTATTGAGGTTTGCACCGGCATTTGGGTGAATAGCAGTTCCTGCATTTGCAGCCCGCTGCCGCCGAGATTGATCGGCATACTGAACCACTGGCTGCCATTTCGGAGGTATTTTGGACTGCGCAACCACAGTTGGAATGCTCGCTCCTGATCTAGCGTAAAAATCCATGTCAGCGACCAGGTGACCTTCGCCTCATCGGTCAAAGGCTGTGAAATCGCAGGCCCGACAGCTGGCATATCTGTCCGATAAGTTGTGTCGATAGACATATTCTTGTTGGCTTTCTGCGCCAGTGGGAGCCAGGCCGGGTATGGGTATGGTATTGCCATTGATTGTGCTCCAATAAAAAACCCGCACAGGGCGGGTTATTGTGTTGCTTTGCGGGGGGCCTGGTGGTTTCGACTTACTGATTGTGACATTGGGCCGCCGTTATCCATGTCATAAAGGAAGCTGCTTATTGTCACTGTATCCCCTTGCTGCGATGCTTGGGCATCGAAAAAGTGCTGACCAGAGGAGTAATCATTGAACTGAATATTCACCTTGATATTTCCTCCGCTGCCACTGGTTTGCATGTCTTTGTTACTGATCACCTTCCCGTTGTCGCCGGGGATCATGTACTGCCGACCCCCAGACTGAAGCAGCTCTGGTCTGCCACCCTCACCAACCTGGTACATTGAGCCAGCAGATACCGGACCGCCGTTCTTTCGCTTACCAGCCAGCCCACCGCTCAGCGCCATGGCAGCTACAACAGCACCAATGCCGATTGCTGCCGCTCCACCGAACGAGCCGATGGACGCTACGATTGCTGCTGGCGTCCAGGCTGTCGTTGTTGCCGCTGCCGCCGCCGTGCTTGCGGTTGTTGTTGCCGTTGTGCCTGCGATCGATGCTGCGGTAGTGGCCGCCGTCGCAGATATTTGAGCCGTGCTACCCATAACGGCAGACTTGGCCCAATCAACGCCCATCTGAACGAACGCGTTAATCAGGCTGTTGGTGACGGTATTGCCGATAGAATGTAAAGCCTCGTTGGCGTCCATGCTGTCCGTAACGATGCCAGTGAGCGCGTTAGAGGCGTTGCCAGCAAAAGCATCAAACGACGCTGCCGCAGCCTCATAGCCTATACCCTGGTTACGCCAGATTTCCCACTGCGCGTCGGTTCGCTGCTTCTCATATTCCGTGTTTGCAGCGTTCATCAGCGCTAAGCCGTTGGCAGTAATGACCCCCTTCTGGGTTTCGAATGCCTGTATGAGGGCTAGTTTCTTAGCGTGCTCATTGGCAAGCGCCTGAACTGGATCAACAGTTCCCGCCGCTTCCTGCTGTGGAGTTACCGCCTGCCCCGCCCTGATTTGTGCCAGCGCGGTGATGTGGTCTTGCTCAAGTTTTGCCGATTGTTGGTTATACTGCTCCTGACTGATTAACAGCTTACCCTGGGCATCCTTCGCACCTTGTAGCATGTCCAGTTGCGCTTTCTGGCTAGCGTAATCGGCATTTTCTTTCAGTTCCGGGACGGCGTTACGTGCCTTAAGTGCCGCGGCGGTATCCCAGATCTCCGCCCGATACTTACCAGCTAGGTCGATTTGCTCCTGAGTGGCCCCTTTGCCTAGCGACTGCCTAGCTGCCAAGATTGCCTGCTCGCGGGATAACTCCTGAGTAGAGTCCGCCGCCTGCTCTGTCTGCTGCTTGAGATTAGCCAATTTCTGAGCAACGCTTTCTGCTTGTGACTCAGCTTTCTTGCTGGCGCTAGCTGAATCCTTAGCTTCCTTTTTCGCGTTTTTTTCCGCTTCAGCCAGATCGTAGTGCTTCCCGGCTTCTTCTTCGATTTGACGAAGCTGATTGGAGTTCGGCTTAGCCCCTGCATCTACGGCCTTCTGCCGGGCTTCTGTGATTGCTCGCAGTCGCTTGTCAGAGATATTAAGTAGCTCATTCTCTTCCTTGAGCTTCTTAAGCAACTTGTCCGCGTCAGTGCTTCTCTCAGCATTAAGGCTGGTAGCGTTGAATTTTTCCTTGGCCCTACTGGCGAAGTTAATAGCATTGCCTAGCTTGCTCATCAGCCCTGCAACAACACCAGATTCCCGTCCATCTTGTTTAAGTAAATCTATACCCGTTCTAAGTTCGCCATTAAGTTTTGCCTGCATCAAACCAACAGCACTCTTCGTCTGTGAGTTTTGGCGTTCCATTTCATCAAGTTTTTCTGTCTCGATGGCCAGATCTTCTTGTGCAACACGTAAATTATCCGTAGAGCGCTTAGACTCGCCGTATATTTTTTGTGATACCTGGTAATCCCTCACATCCTTTATTAATGCCTTTACCTTTTCCCTTTGGTCATTTATTGCCTCAGACTGCGTGCGAATAGCCTTCTCGGCCTTTGCTATTTCTGCCGCAATCTGGACTGAACTCAGTTCTTTCAGGCGACCTACAAGTGCATTTACACCATCAGCAAGCTCAAATGCTGCTTTCTTAGCCTCGTCAGAGCGTTGATAAAAATAATAAACAGCCGCGGCGGCAATCATTGCCGCCCCAACCGGGCCTCCAACTAGAGCCAGGCTCCCTCTAAGGAGTGTCATACTTGCACTTGCAGCTCTGGCAGCCAAAGCCGACCGTTCTTGTGCCGCTGCGTTGGCAGCTAAAGATCGGTTGTAATTGTCAGTTGCTGTCGCGGCTTGCGTTCTTGCTGCTGATAATGCCCTTTCTGCCGATGCAAGAGCTGCGATCCTCGCTGCATCCTGCGCCTGCCTTCCGCTCAGTTGCGCTGCTACTTGCGCCTCGTTATATCTGAGCTGTGCAGCTGTAACAGCATCGGTGGCCATTACCAGTGCCTTTTTTGATGCTAACAGTTTTGCTTCAGCTGCTGTAATTGCATTTGCTCTTGTGACCTGTGCTGCTTGAGTCGCAGCTGCCTGCTCTTGCTCCGCTGCCGCCAGTTGCCCATTTAATACCGCTATCGAGCGCTGGACCTCAGCCATGCGGGTTGCTGTAGCAATTCGCCCCTTCTCACTTATCTGAGCCTTGAGGCGTTGTATCTCAAGAGCCTTTTCCGACTCAAGCTGAGCAATATTTACCTTTATGCTGTTAACCCTTGCGGCTGCCAATTGCATTTCAGCTGTAACTTCAAGAGCACTGGAGCTTATCGCAGCGAGGCGAGCGTCTGACAATGCGAGTTCTGCCGCCGCGGCCACTTGCGTTGATTTTGCAGATTGGAGATCTGCTGCCGAATTGGCCTCTTCCTGTAGTAAGTTGCTTGCTGCGGCTGCTGTTGAATAATCGGTTGCCTTCGCTTGGGCCAGCTTAGCTTCTGCAAGAGTTATACTTGATAGCGCCCCTGCCTTATCTGCTCTGGCTGCATTTAACTTAGCCTGCGCCTCCAATTCAGATGCTACTGCGGCCTCTCTGGCTGCCCGTGCATCATCTATTTGAGATATCGTATGCTTTATTTGCGCAGCAGTGGCGGCAGTCAATGCCCCCACAAATCTGCCGCCCATCAATACACCAACTACGCCGATCACTGTCGCTATTGTTGAGAGATTTTCACTGAGCGTAACAATCGAGTCATTGAAAGCGGTGTAAACCGACTTAACAGTTGCTGACTCACCGACAAACTTGGTGATATTGTTTTTTGCAACGCTGAATGCCTGCCCCATTGTAGTGACGGTGTTAGCAAACTCTTTTCCGATCGCGTCCCCCTGTTTCAGCAGACCATTAACCACGACATCAGTCGTCAGTTTCCCTGCGAACGCCATTTCACGCAGCTTACCAGCGCCAACACCCAGCGACTGGGACAAGGCCACGATCAGACGGTTACCCTGTTCGTTGACGGAGTTATATTCCTCACCGCGCAGCGTCCCTGACGCCAAGCCTTGTGACAGCTGAATGATTGCCGATTCCGCTTCTTGCGCCGTGGCGCCGGAAACGATAAACGCCTGGTTGATAATGGTTGTAAGTCGGGCTAAATCTTCGGTGCTGATTCCAGCCTGGCGGGTGGCTCGTTCCAAGCGCGAGTAAAGCGACGCGGTTGCATCTAGTTCCGTGCGCGTACTCTGCGCTAGGTTGAACACCCGGCTTACAGCATCGCCCAGTTCCTCGTGCGGCTTTATGGAGTTAACCAGTTTGTTATTCACCACAGTCCAGGCTTCGGCGTATTTAGCTACCTGTTGAACAGACAATGCAGCCGCAAGACTCTTTGCTACACCGGAAAGTGACAGCATGGACTTTTCAGTGTTATTCACAGCTCGAGTGGTGTTATCAAAACCGCCTTCCAGGCGATCGAGGCGGCCATTAACTTGCCGCTGAGCTGTCAGGAGTTGATTAACATCCATCTGAACTTGGTAGACGATGTTGCCAACCTGCTTTTCACTGGCCATTCGTTATCTCCGGGCATAAAAAAACCCACCGAAGTGGGTTGGTTATTTGAGGGAATTAGTAACCTACAGGCAATATTTTTCCCATTTTTGTTTGAAGGTGCTACTACCGTCATCCACCGCCGAAATGCCGCTGATAGAAACGTATCGTGCATCCCCTGCATATCCGCCAAAACTGTTCTTTGCGTTAACAAGCCCACAAACCGCACCGTCCTTCCCAACCCTTTCACTTGAGAATTTAGCTGAAGATGGGTCTTTAAGTTGAGCACCAACACTATCTTGCGATCTAGATATGCTTAAGACTTTTTGTCTCTCTTGTTCTTGCTCATACTTTTTAACCTGATCCTTGACTCGCTTGTATTCCTGTTCGGCTGCATACTCCTCACCGAACAGTGGGGTCATGGAATTGATCCATGCCATCCCAACAACACAAACCAAAATAACCCCAATGCAAGTAGCGTCGACACCAATCCGATCAGCCAATGAAAGGCACGCCAAACTAAGCGGTATGATTAATAAAAACGACATCGGCTCCCTAATCGCGAAGTAACACGCAATAAAAAAGACAATGGCAGCAATAGATGGGAGCACTTTCTTTTGAGAGTTGGATTTCTTCTTTTCTTTCTTGACCAGCTTATCCTTCTCTAGCTCTTTTTCAAGTAAGTAGTCGCTATGATTGTATGTCTTTGAAATAGCGAAACCATCACCCTTCCTCACAATGGCATTATTGAACAGCATTTTATCAATTAGGGCGTTACACTCGTCACGATCAAGTTCGAAGGCCTTGCGTAGTAGGTCGCTATCAAAAGTGTCATACCCTCCAAACAGCCTAATAGCCATGTCGTAAGTCTCTTCAATGCTTTTCTTCCTCATCCCCCTCACACCCCACCCCCATCATTAGCAGTTTGCAACATCCTACCAGAAGGGAGTGTGGTGGCAACGCAAAACAGGTTGACCAATTATAGGTTAGGTGAAATTTGGGAGGCGAATTTTACTTGCGCTGTAGATCGCTAAAAGTTCCTCGCGATTCATACCAATCTCTTCTCCCGGTACGGATGCTCGCCCAGCGAATGCTCTTCCTACTACATCAATGAAGTCGTACCGCATATCTATCAATAACTGCACATCGCAGATAATCGGCATAAACTCTCGAGCGTCACCGCGAGGGCTGGCAAGGCAGTTATAATAGAAAAAATAAATTTCATCTATTTTTAAGGCATCTGAGTTTGCCCCACCACCACGCTCTAAGTCTCGACGGATCTTTTCCTGGTCAAACTCGTCACCATCAAAGTGTTGCGCGTAAACGCCGCTATAGAGAACTTTAACTCTCCCCATGGCGTAACTGCGGACATCATCAAGGCTGTTAAGCTCGGCCCGGTAGCTATTCAGACTATAACCATAGTGATCCCTTTTATGAGATGGCACCGTAACAACAATATTCCGCGGTTCCCATCCAAGGCTGTTAGCGCACAACCAATGGCCAGCCTCGTGCTTTGCGACGCTGTATGTCGCTGCCTTGAAATCATATCCGTTCACCAAATAACGTTCCCAGTAGAGATTTTCAGCCAGCATAGAACAACATCATGAAATATTCACCCTTCCCCAACTCTTCGGGCCTTCTCGGCTGCGATCCTGGCCTCACGCCGCTTGAAGTAATCATCGCGCACAGCATCATACTCGTCACGTGTGAAGCCTTTCTGCGGTGGGTATTTGGCATTAAGCATCAACTGGAAAGCCGTCATTGTTAACTGCTCAGCTTCTTCCCTGGGCATATTGAAATGGGTGCGGGCGGCGTTGATGTACTCGAAGACGCGAAACTCGGGAGAGTAGTCACCAGCACTCTCGTTTTTCTGTAACCGCCTTACCTTGGCCTTGCCGCTGACACCGTGCTCTATCAGTTCTCGCGCAATAATGATGATTTCAGCATCGCCCATCGACCCACGGCGGCGCACAATGTTGCGCTTCCATCCTTTCCACTCGCCAATCAGCGGCGTTAGGTCGTCATCGCAACAGGCTTGCATGACGTTCATCGCGGCCTTGACGGTTTCGGTGCTGATTGAGTTGATGTGCGCAATCAACCACGCGGGGATCGTCCCGTAAGCCTCTATGGCGCGTTCAATTAACTGGGCAGTCTCACCATGGTGTAACTCGTAATGTGCCTCCACAATCTCCGCGTGCTGGCCTACGCGGGACATGTTGGCAAAGGATGGGCGGAAGAAGTAATCGTGTATCCGGTCGGAGATGAGCATCTCGCCGATTTCGATAAGTGGTGTCATGTTTCCCTCGAGTTAACAGGCATTATCAAGGGCGACGTAGGCCACCCTTTGTAATGCCTGTTAAGTGATAGTGACGCTATGAGCAGCCACTTTATTGCCATCTACGGTAGAGACAATAATCTGGCCTGCTCCGGAAGCAACGCGGTTAACGGTGACGACGTTACCGGCTGCCGTGGCGGTGGCTTTGGTAACATCCGTCGAGGCAATGTTGAATGCCTTGTTGGTTGCGTTGGCCGGTTGCACGGATACGGTAAAGGTACTTGTGCCGCCTGCTGCGCCAGTGCTGGTTGTCGGGCTTAAAGTCACTCCGGTTACGGCAACGTTATCAACGAGCGTAACGACAACGGTATTGCCATTTGCCACTTTGAATTCAGTAGAGAATGACACGATGTCGTTAGTACCTCCGTCCGTGCTTAGAGCACTGATCACCATGTATCCGACGAACTCAATCGGCCCAATGACAACACGAATCCAGATAGTTGGCTGCCGTTTGGCGTTTAGTTCATCAACAAAATACTTGAAGTATCTGCCAAACCCAAATTGGTCGAGAGCGTCCTTGGTTCTGACTTCACCTTCAAATGAGATTGTGGCATCGGCATTAGTGACGACAGTCTCAACCCAAGCCCCTTTATCATCTGCCTCAGATGTCACGGAGTTCGGTGATAGGTCTGTGGTCTTTGATGTGCCAGCAGCCAATGCCTGCCAGTCAGCCTCTAATGGCCTGGTGTCAGCACACCCCAGCGCTACTTCGAGGACGACGTCTTTACCGACCAGTGGGCCGGAATCGTTACAACCTTCCATTTTATAGCCTCATATGGAGTTGAAATAAAAAACGGCCAGAAGGCCGCTAGGGGAATATCAGGATATGGTTTCGAGTCGGAGCCGCATAACAGTCCGGCCCTCTTCGGTGGGGATCGGCGGAGGTAGACCGCCCGTGTTTGCGATGTAGTTCAGATTGGCGTCATTCGAGTGGTGAGTGACGAAATCTAAAATCTCCTGAGCTCGGATGATTGCAGGTTCCGGGTCGTTCTTGGCACTGACAAGGATGACAAGCACGTAGTCACTTGCTCCCAAGCAACCGTAACGCGGTGTGCCATTATCCGACTGAAACACGATATATTTCATCGTGCCGGTGTCGGCTTTCTGCTCTATCCACTGCGCCAACTGAACCTTGTAGTCAGCAGTCAACCCAGCAGCAACCAGCCAATCCCGCACCTTCATAAATACTGGTGTACTCATAGCTTCATCTCGTCAGCAACGGCCTTGTCGATTTGGTCTATCGGTTCGTCAAAGCCAAGCTTCAAGAACTCTTTTTTGGCTCTCGCAAGCCTGAATTTCTGAACCACTTTAGGATCGTGGACGTAAATAGCGTAATTAGCTGAATACCCCACTCGCCCGGTGACGATCATCCCCTTTGCGACAACATCACGAAACTGAGAATTGATCAGTGTTGAGGTGTCAACTGGGGTGTAAATGGCCGCCTGCCCGCCGCCGATGAATAGCGCCTTGTAAATGGCCCGGACAACCTTCTTGCCGTGGATATTGCCGATAAGCATCGACATGTTTCGCCGGGCTTCCGCTATGCCGGTGACCTTCGTTCTTCGCATGAATCACCCCGTTGCTATCTCGTAATCGTCAGCGATACGGTCGAGCGTGTCAGCATCACGGCCAATATCGATCACCTCGTCGGCATCATCTACCGGCGTCGGTGAATCGAACTCACCAATTGCCAACTTGTCGCCCTCCTTCGCGCCGGAAAACTCAGTCCAGACATACAGCCTCACGGATATTTCACGGCCAATAGCGCCATTTTTACGACGAGTCTTGCTGCCATAGTCGCAGTAGATGACAACGGGCAGCCCGTATGCCGGTTTGTTCCAGTCATCTGTTCCGGTCAGTGGCCAGATGGTGGCCTTCGCGGTGTAGCTCCAGTTCGCTGTTGCTGACATCGGCTATTCCCTCCACTGCAATACTTTCGCGCCACTGTTCCGAACTCGCGGGCAGTTGATCACCCACTCACCATCCGATTTCACGTAGCCGGTTACCTCCCGCCCGGTATCAGTTTTCACCCAGACTCGGGCGAACGGTTTCGGCAGGCGATCGGTGATTGGGATCCACATCAGCACCCTCCAACAACCATAAATAACCCAACAGGCGGCGACACGCTGATCGGCAATACTGTTGAGCACCCGGAAGGGTCAATCATGCGCAGAGCCTCTCGAAGCTGGGTAAGGCCATCCTCGCCATAATCAAACGAGCGGGAAGCGCCTGACGGTGCCCCTTGCGATTTAATCTTCCTGGCCCCGGACGAGGCCGCCATGAGACACATCGCATACAACTGGATCAGCTGCTGCGTGCATTCGTCATATCCGGCCCCGTCCAAACAGTCTTGAATCTTGTCCAACTGGCAAAACAACAGATTCAGCACGGCGTCAGGGATGGCGTAGCCCAGTTCGGCCAGCAACGCTTTTACATCAGAGGCGGGGATCTGGGCTGCCATTATTATTTCCCTTTTGCTTGAGTGGACAGCGCTGCGACAGCGTCATCAGCACGTTTTTTCTCCGCTTCCAGCGCGGCCTTGTGTTCTGCCTGCGCATTCTCGGATGCCAACTTCAGATCTGCGATTTCTTGCAAGGCAGCGTCCTTTGCTGCTGTCTCCGCTTCCAGCGCGGCCTGTAAGTCGCTCACCCCTTCCGCTCCAGAAAAACTAGCAGATGCCAGAACGGCCTTACCCGCCAGCCACGCTGGCAAAGTATCACCTTCGTACATGTCGCCTTTTTTCAACTGATGGCTGTCATGCGTCAGGATATATTTTTGTTTAGCCATGAGGCCTCCACAAAAAAGGAGCCGAAGCCCCTTATGCTTTAGTGAACTGGCTGTAACCAGCTTGTTTTTCCGCGTCGAACTTCAGTTCAACAGCTGCGGCCGCCATAGCGATGAACACGTAATCATCTTCCGGGTTTTGGCGCACTTTAGGACGAATGGTTGGCGGCATTCCGTTCAACACTTCGACCACGTCGCGGCGCTTGGCAATACCCAAGATTTCGTCCTTCGGTACGCGACTACCAGGAATAATGGCCGCAATGCCCGGGATCTCCTGAAGACGAGCCAAGATGGTTTTCGGATAGTTCGCGACATAGTCAGTCGTTGAGGTGTAGAACCAGTCGCTGTAATTGAGATACAGCGTGATCGGAGTGTAATAGTTCTTCGCATGCAACGAGGCGATCACAGCTGTAATCACTGATACCCACTGTGGGCCGGTAGCGGTAGCCAGATCCAGGCCATGAACGCCAGTTGCGCGGTTGGGCGCAGTGCGCAAACCGAAAATAGTAGATCCTGCAACCTTGATGGTTTGGTCGCCGTTCAGCGCCAAATCTTCCAGCTTTTCTGCCACCTTGCGTTGATGGTTCAGTCGCGCGCCGGAGTCTAGGGCATAGCCCTCGGTCTGGGCAGCCAACATCTGACGCCAGCCAAAGCTGAACGGGGAGTCGATGATTGGCAATGGAGTGCCTTCATAATCGATGACCGGCTGATCGGTTTTTGCCTTGCCACGACCGTCCAGGGAGATATTCACCTCACCAGAATCAGAAACCGTCTGGAAATAGTGCACGATCTTGCCCAGCGGCATTGGTTTGGAAACGGAAGCGGCCAAGTCGCCGAAAACGGCCAGGACATCGCGTTGAACCATAATGCCGTCGCGATCCCACTCTCCCCAAACATCTCGCGGCAGTACAGAGGCGTTCCCGATCAGGTGATCATAAGCTATGCCTAAATTTTGATTGAAGGCCATGCCATGGGTTTCAGCAAGGCGCATTTGCGCTCGTTCCCAAGTGCGGCGCTGGTTAATGATCAGCGCCTGTTGCTCTTTAGTAAATCGAAGCATCGTTTTCTCCTTAAGCTTTGACGTATGCGTTGACAATGACGACGTCGCCAAAGCCCTGGGCAGCCAGCGTGCGACCGGCTTTTTCATCGAACGTGGCATAAACCACGTTGCCAGTGGCAGCCGCTTTAAAGACGCCACCCGCACCGATCGTTAATTCCTGGCCAATCGTGTAAGCCGCCGCGACGAGCTGCACGTTATATTCCTGATCGACCTCAACGCGGTAAAGAACCCCGGTATCGCCGGTGGCGTAAGCGGTATCAATCGTCTGGCCAATGAAACGGCGATTGCCCAAGATGAAGTTTCGGCCGGTAGCGTCGGTTGCTGCCACCGCCTGATTGCTTGCGTTGCGCTTGACGGCTACGCCTGGAAGATATGCGCCAGCGACCGGGATGTTGATTGTTTCCGGCTCACGCTCTGCTGGGCCGCGATAAATGACATGTGCCATTATATAGTCTCCTCAAAACCAGCGTTCATGTCGTAGCCCTTCCACTGATCGCTATTAGCGTTCATTTGGAATGACGTATTCAGCCCCTGGCTGCTCTGGCAGTTGGCATACAGCTTGTCCAGGGCCTTACCAGCCAGATCGGCGACCTCTTCATCGCTCATATTCATGGCTAGCTTCACCGCATCGCGCTTGGTCTTGATCTCAGACTCGGCGCTGGCGTTAAGCTGCACTTTCAGTCCGCCGATTTCCTCTTTCAGTGGCAGCACAGCAGCATTGATAGCTGCTGTTAGTGTGTCACTGTTAAAAGTTGGCTCAGTTGGCTGTTTTAGCTGGTTGTACGCGTCCAGCAACTCGGCATCGGTCTTGCCTTCGGTCGGCTTACCGGCTTCCTTCAGCGCATTGATAATGATGTTTTTCATCGGATCCTCTCCGTTGGTTTTAATTTCGTACTCAGTGGGTTTGCGCACGACTTCTACAGGTTCGCCGACGAATTCGGCCACGCCGTCATCATCGATGAGGTATTTCTGTTGCAGGATTTTTTGCTGGGTTGAATAGATGAACTTGTCCGGCCAAACCGTGTCGGGCCAGAGATATTCCTCAGTAGGATTAGCAGCTCGCAGCGTGCGTGAGATAGCGCGCTGAATATCGTCAAACGAGTAACTTGAGGCGTTGGTGAAGAAAAATTTTGTCTGGTTCCACAGGCCTTCTTTCGTGCAGTCGGCCGCATCTGCCAGTTTTACCGTTTCGATCTCTTGCTCTGTTCCGTCAGCATTCACGAAGATGCCAACACCCTCGCCAGGCGTTCCTGCACCCGCTTCGTTGAGCAGGATCGCGACATGGTCATACGTCTGTTCCGCTGCGATTTCGTTGTAACGCTTCCCTTTCGACTCGCCATTGGCCGTAATACCGGAATAAAACAGCCCGGTAGAGATATGGATAGGTTCAACGTTTTTCCCGGCCGCCATGTCATCCAGACGATTAACCAGCGTCTTTCCGTTCTCGCTACCTTCGGCATATCTGCGATCGACATACATATCGCCGCTTACTTTTCCGTTGGTATGGACAACGTTTTGGAACCAGGCGCCGACATGATAATCATTGACCGCCTGCACATCGCGAGCGCTGACATGTTTCCCGTTTACTTTCGGATGCCCCAGCGGCATTGGCGTGCGCTCGAGCGTTTTATAGCCCTTTTCAATTTCTGCTGCCGGATACAATTTGCGATTCATCACGATATCATCGACAACGGGCGTGACACCGCGAACCACAATGTGTGGTTTCCCGTTGACATCCTGCTCACTGATATTTGATTCGGAATTGATGACCGACAGCACGTTAACGCAGTTGCGTTTCATGCAGTGTCCTCATGGGCGGATTTCAGGCAATAAAAAAAGGCCGCCTGAGCGACCTATTCGATAAACATTGTCTAGCTGTCAGTTAAATTTGAGTTCAGTCTTTGCATCTTGAACAATTTCGTCAATGGCTGATTGTATACTAGAGGTCATTTCTTCGTAAGCAATAAATTCCAGATAACCTTCCTCGTGAATACTTATATTCATTTCGGAGTCTTTTTGAAGAAGATTATCAAGTAACTCTTTAACTTTAGGGCTAAATGAAATTGGCGAAAGCACATAAAGCCGATGTACTTGCGAGCGTAATTCGTTCATCTTTTTCCAGTCCACACTCCCTTTTGGATATTCCCCTCCTTCTCTATCAGCTTCGAACTGCATTTCTGTGAAATAAGAGGCATAGGCGTATGAATCCTTTAGCTCAAATAGCTTTTCGATAAGTTGATTATATGCAATATGTTTCTTTTCCCACCATTTTTCATAGTAAAACCTGTTTAGAGCAAAATAAGCTGTGAATCCTGCAGCTGCGACACCAACAACTGTGGGACCTATAAGTGTAAGTAAAAAAGAGCCAACCTCTACCGGTGTTATACTACTCATTATTTCTACCAAGTGGATTATGATAATTCTTTATAACATCTAAGCTACGCCGCTTTCCATTGTTTACGCTCATCTGTCAGCTCATTCATCAAACCTATGTTTACTACGTTGCCTTTGTCATCCACGAGGACAGGAATCTGGCTGCAATAGCAGTTGTACCTATTGCCACCCTCTGCATAGAAGGCCCGCACATCTTCAGTGGTGTACGTTCGCCCATGCCGAAATGCATGCCAGCTACGGGTTGTTGATTTAAGCGCTGACAGCCACAAAAGCTTTGTGTTGAGCCCTAACCGGTCCCGCGCCCAATCAGTTTCCTGCCATTGAGCCTGCCGCAATGCGCCAACCTGCTCTGTCTGAGCGATGGTCTTGGCCTGCGCCATCGACACATCGAGTCGCCTGCTGATTATCTGCGCCGTTTCTCGCGGATTAATGCCTCGCCCTACTGCCTCGGAAATCACATTGGCTAAATCAGCTCTGGCTTTGTCGCTAACGCCCTTCCAATCGCTGTATGTTGTTACGTATGCGGAGGCTATCTGGTTTAGATATGCTGGTGATGACAGCAGCGAGGCCAGTGTGGTCTGTGTTGCGTAGACCGGCGACTGTACTGATAAGTTGGTATAAGCGCTCAGAGTGCCACGCTGATATTCCTGGGCAACGTATTCAAGCGCCCAGATATCTTGGCCATTCCCTTCAAGCAGGTGATCATCAAGTATTGCCTGGACTCGTTCAAGCAAGTCCGCAAGCTGTGGCGCTGACATGTCATAGATAAACGTGCCGGCGTTGACTTGATAGAGTGCGTCTGGTTGGCCTTCGTTTACACACAAGAGGTAACCTTGCGCGGCGTTGACATCCCTTTCCCTTCCGATCAGCGCCACATCAAAAAGCTGGCGCAAAGCCACTTTGATATCGTGATACCGATTCTCGATATCTCGGTACATTTTGTTTACTGCTCGGTAAGACTGGGTTGGATCTGATTTATTACGGGGGATCACCGGGCTGCTTGGCCGCGTCGTCGGCGAGAGGGTCTGGCCGATTATCTTGGTTGCCATCCTTATCACCGCCATCAAGGCTTGGATCGGCCTGCAATTCTCCTGCGGCGCGAACCTCATTTTCTGTTAATGCAGAACGGCCGAATGCGCGCGTGGTTTTTTCCGCTACGTCTGCCGTTTTGCTCATGTTCTCAATTTTGTCTGATTCGCTCGGCGCCAGTAAATCTGACCACTGAACGGTGATCTCGTTGCTGGTACCAGGTGAATCGATAATCCCGATCGTCCAAAAACGCGTCACGATATCAGTAATGGTATCAGTCAAAAAACCCTTGCGGCGAGTCATACGTGTTCTGGCCCAATCCTTCATATCTTCGCTAGATGCCCGTTCGCCGGTAATTTGCCCGATCACGACCTTCACAGGGATAGGGACGGTTGCAGCGAAAGCGCTTAGGGCCGTTCTCCACGTCGGCTCGGGATCAGCAGCTGTAACAGATAGCACCTCAGCTGTCCCCGCCTGCATGAAGCTTGCCGCGTCCGTGCTGTTGTTCAATCGCCGCACTTGCTCATCAAGAGCATCGGAAAGCCTTCCCTCGTCAACGCCAAGAGCCTTGGCCAGAGCCGGAAAGTTGGTTTTTTCGCTGAATGAGTAATTCAACTGGCGGCTGGCGTTTTTCAGAAATCCTTCTGATGAACCACCGCTAACCTTCTCGATATCAAGCAGGTTATTAAACCCGGCTTCAAGGAGAGATGTTCCAGAGCTTAAATTATCATCATCGGAGCCTTCGGCCAGGATGATCACCCGTGAGGGGTGAACGTCAATAATACGTCCCGGCTTACCATCCTTCTGGCCCTCTACCGGCAATTCCATAAAGGAATACATGGTTGGCATGCCAAAATTTTGGCTTTGCTCATCGCTATCCCATGCGACGGGCTCTATTTGCGCTTCCCATGCGGGGATCAGTTTCACCAGCGCGCGTTCTTTCAACAGCTTCACGGCAGAAGTATTAACTTCCTCATGCCATTTTCCACCGTCTTTAATCTGGATCAGTAACGCCGAGTAACGGCCAACCAAGTTTCGGCGATCCGCGCCGCGTATCTGCTTCCAGCAGCGTTTAAGCAATTTGTTGATTTGCTTATCCCATTCCGTGAGCTGTGTTGAGTCCTTGCTCTTGTCTCCCTCGAATATTTCCGGGTAGTCCTCCCAGCAATCCAGCATCCGTTTTACCGCGGCACCGGCGATCGCGTTGCGTTTATAGGCCCGGTAGTAATCCTCAAATGAAAGCTCTACTGGATAGCCAAACTCCTGATAGAGCCTCTCACGTTTCGTGTTGCTTGTGCCGCCGAACAAACGAGAGATGTTATTTAGCCGATCTTTATACTGGCTATTGGCGGCTCGCTGGTGCTGCTTCATTTCAGTTTCGTTCACAATGTCCTCCGTCAGCGCGAGCGCACCAACATGCCAAGAATGGTTTTCGGTGAATGCAGAACACGGTAACGCGTTGCATCCCAGTCGTGATCTTCCTGCGTGGTGTCAACGTCATCCGGGTTCTTGGCATCCCGGACTAAAACTGGAATGCGGCTTATCCAGCCTCGGCAGTAATCGAAGACATAAAGCGCTGGCTTTTCAGGCGTCCCTGACTCCAAGGATCCCCCTTCCACTACGGCCTCGAGCATATCCGCAAAGATTGAGGCGCCATTGGTTCGTGAGCCAGGGCTTTTGTTTGCAGGTACCCATTCCACACCTTGATTTTCCATTTTCTGGGCGATGGATAGTTCGTTATCACCGGTATTGAAGATTGACCCGTCTGCAGGGCCTGGCTGAACCAACGAGCATATCCTTGGCATAATGTGCATCTGACCTTGGCCTGTAATTTCAGATGGCTCCTCTACATCCTCACCGGCTAGTCGCCGATCTACCCACTTAACCCCTTTCGCGACATTAGTGGACGACATATTCAAGCCCTTGTTGAGCTCGTCAGGCGGGCAGCCGTACCACTCACCAATCAAAATCAACGATCCCGCCGGAGGGCAAAATTTGCCGCCATCGGAAAGCGTCGCCTCGGTACCGTCAGTCTGAGCCCACCACAAGTTAGAGAACGGCTTTGACTCTCCCCAGTCGTGAGAACGGTCGACGGTCCAGCTATCAGGAATATTGAAGGGCTTAATAACGTGGATGGCTTCATTCCAAAGATGGTCAAAGCGGCCTCCGCTGGTGACGTCCCATGAACCTTCAACCCATGCTTTCCGTTTGTTCGGGTCTTTGATGCTCATGATTGAGGCGATGTAGATCGGATCCAAAAACGGGTTTTCTTTGAACGAACCGTGAATTGCCACTCTTGTTAGAGTTATCTCTTCATCCTGCTGCGTCTGCGGGTTTGGCACTATTTGAGTTTCGCGAATAATAGTTCCCCGCGGAGCTGGTTCAATGAACCTTTTCTTTACCCATGTGTGGCCAATACCGAAAGGGTTTGTTGTGCTGAACGTTTCAAGCGGGATGTTGGGTAACAATGAGCCATCTGGTAAAGGATAATCCCGCGGCCTGAACGATGATCGGCGGCAAGAGAACATCGACTCGTAAAAGTCAGCATTGGGCTGCTTGGTCAGTTCGTTGAAACCAATGAATGGGAACTCCTGCCCATGATAGTCCCAGTAGTCATCAGCCTCTTTGCCAAAACGGAATAATAACTCCTCTCCCGTTGGCCATATCCAACGTAGCTCTGATGCGGAATTTAGAAATCTGGCGCCATCACCAAACAAGCGATACATGCGCTTTGACTGGGTAATAATGTCAGCCAGGTTCTTGTATTCGGTGTCGAAGATAATACCGCGCCAGAATGATCCGTAACCCAATCCTACTTTGCTGCGAAATCGGGCTAGCTGAGCTGCTGTTTTGCCTGGTCCGCGAGTACCTTCGAAAAGTATCTCATCGCAAGGGCAACTAAGAGAAAGCGACTGCGAACCAGGTAGAGGTTTCCAAACTACGTTGTAGTTCATTTGCCCAATACCTCGCTCTGCTGTTTCTGTGCGGCTGCCTCCCACTCTTCAACATTGTCACAGGTGGGGACAGGTATAACGTTATGGGTTGCAACAACCTGTTGTTCTACCCGTTGCTTATTCGTGTAAACATCACCCATTTCCTTCGCTGCCTGCTCCATAAATTGAGCTGTCATTCCGAAGTTCCTCTGCTTTTCAGTGGCGGCCGCCATGCGATCAAGAACGCGTAGCCGATAGGACTTATTGGCGATCGGAATATCGGATGTTTCGTTTAGAAAGCGCTCACGGGTAGCGTTGAACATAACCACCCATTTTTTTGCGAGCCCCTTGCTGCTTATCTTGGTTGGGTCATTTTGTTCAACCTGTTGCCGGGTTATTTTCAACCCAAATTCTTTCAGGACGGCATCAGCAACTTGTGATGGTGTGTCATAACATGCAACAGATTGAATTATGAAAGTTTTAACCTCTGGTTTTAACGCTGCCATAGTTCGCCATCCGTCCTGACCTGTCCTGAATTTACGCCAGCTTCAGCAAACACGTACCGCATGCCCTGGCAACGTCAAGATGAGCAACCTCCGCGGGTTTGTTTGCCGCATCAACCATTTCTTGTACTTCCCTGCTGGCACCATATCGACGCACTACGCCCACGAATTCCTCGACATCGTGGCCACGTAAGGTAAGCACCGGCTGACCGGTCTCTTTGTTGAACTTCGGCGAGCCGAACTCGTCGGTGGCTTGGGCGATGTGATAAAGCTCATGCTCGACCAGGGCGCAGAACTCCAGATCGTTACATTGGGCGCAATAGTCAGCAGCTAATGTGATAATAAATTTCGGTATGCGGCCAAACCATTCGTGCATCTGCTGTTCCATCCGAGCCTTCTGCCAGCCTCCGGCGCGCATAGCTACCTGCTCGGCTTGGCCTAACACGGTGCGTCCCTGTTTACCAAAAGCTGATGATGCCCACATAAAACAGAGGTCAGCATCAGCAAGATGGAAATGATCTGGATTACTTAGCCCGCCATCATCGCTAATGATCTGCGCGTTAACCCACTCCAGCACCTCGGTGGCTGGGACGAGCTGAATGTAAGGCACCACATCCGGAGAGTTCGTGAAATTTATAGGCGGGTACGGCCTGCGGCTTTCGTTGGCATCCATCGTCTACACCTTCGCGACATCATCCACCAGAGGGATGAACTCAAACTCGCTCAACTCATCCGGCTGAATGTACTTCCATGATCCATCTAGGCGGGCAATTGCAAAGAGTCCGTTAACGAGTCGAGGCTCTTTGGTTGTCATGACGCCTTCGTAGATGGTCCCGTCTTTCTTTTTGGCTATTACTTTGTAATTGGCTGCCATTTAGAACAATCCTCTGCCTGTTGAAATGTGAAGCCCGTAATCAGCGACACAACACCATCGTGAAGCCTATACAAAACTCTGTGAAGAGCCAGATTAATGGCGCTTGGTAGAATTATGTAAAAGTGACTCAGACAAAAAAGGCCGCTCATGGCGACCTTGCTCATAATCAACGTGCTGTTATGTTATTTATTGAAGGCTATCTCTATGTTTCTGGCATTCGTTCCGGACATCACCCTCAAAGTCGGGGGCCATATCATTTCTGACAAAAGTTCTGTCACCAATTTTATGCCTCGTCACATACTCCGCCCTGGTAAACCTTAACTCAGTGACTTCTACCAGCAGACTAGGTGGAGATACACCTCTTTGCTGATCATCAAAAACTTTAACTATAAAGTTATCATTATCCACTCTAATTACATCGTATCGTACAAGGCGCTTACTGCTTGTGCTGTTGATGTAGTAGGTTTTTACATTGTCTAATATCACGCTACTCTCCTTTTTCATGAGCCTATAAATTGCTCTATTTGATTAGAAATATCAAACAAATACCCATGACATCAGGATTGCATCTAATGGTGCAATATCGAGCGTTCTCAGTAAAGAGACTCTGCGTTGCGTCATTATCCTGTCGCTAGCTTCAGATCACCAACCGCATCTCTGCCGATGCCCCGCAGCAAAGGCCATGGTGATTACTGAAAATAAAAAAGCCATTAGAAACCGTGGCCAGGGTAGCCGGTAGGTGTTGCTGATGGCTTTGCTTGCGCATTACGCAGCGCCTGGATAGACGCTCTGTGATGGGCAACAAAAAACCGCCCGGAGGCGGTTATAGGTTACTTATATAGAATCTCAATGAATCTTTCACAAGACGCCTGTGCATCTTCTATTGTTTCAGCCTGCTTAAAACCATGTCCGTTCTTGTGAACCATCCAGCGACCATCTCCATTCCGGCTGTGAATATCTGCTGAATAAAGGCCGTCAGTTTCATAAATTTCAAACTTGAACGGTCCATGTTTTTCATGCTCAATAACGAGCGTTTTTACTAGGGTACTTATAGACATGTCGAAGATCTCTTCTGTTGGAGGTTCAACATTATACCCCCCTATTGACGGTGTTTCTTAGGTTCGCTTCTGTAAAGCTCTCGATTGTGGTGCGCAGCGGTGCGTGGCAAGTTTTCAACGAAGGTTACTTCGGTAGTGATGAGATTTACGAGGCAAGCAAGAAAATTACCCGAGATAACAAACGCATTATGGTGATGAAAAAAGTCAGGATGGGCTTGCTAACGTTTAGCGTCCTATGTCAGGCCGTTTCATATCTTCTCGTCTAGAGTGTCACCTTGCTTAGCGCTCACCTTGTAATTGGTTAAAGTTAGCCACGACATGTATATTATTGAGTCATCTAGGCTAACCACTCATGTAAGGGTAACTCTTATGAAGAAACAGATAATCAATGGGTTAGAAATAATTGGATGCGGCACAGGGATTTCTATGCCTGAAGGTGCTCCAATCGAAATGAGTAATGTCAAAATTTCCAATACGCAAAATGCTGTGGTCATAAATGAAAGAGGAACTGTAGTTGATCCTGAATCAGTAGGCCTTTTGCCCGGCACTCCTCCGGATGCTATAACCGAAATACTCCAGCAGTTGAACTCAATGCAAAATGAGCCAATTGCAAGGAGGCAGGATGCAGTTCATGGTTCAGATGCTTTCGGTTACATGAAAAACGGCATAGTTTTAGCGGAACTAACGAACTCATTGATAGCCCTAGCTCAATCAATCTTTAAGTAACCCGGCGCGCCAGGAATTCAGCGTTCCTATCTGCCCGGCACAGATTTGTAATGCGGTTTGGAGTGCCAGCGTGTAGCTGACTGCGTCCCCCCATGTTGAACCCTGCAGTGTTGGCCGTTCGCAGGGGGTGAAGACAGATTCAGGGGGCAACAGGACCAGCGGCTGCGGCACCGGATTTTGTGTCCGGCTGCAGGAGCTCAACAACAGCGCCAGGCATATCGCGCTTGGCGCAATCATCATCTTTAATCGCATCGCGGAGTTTCCTTTCGTTGGCGCTGGCCTGCTGGCGCAGCTGCTGTTCATTCAGCAACTGGGCGGCCATCAGTGCGCGGTTGCTGGCGTCACTTGCCTGCATTACGCCAATCAATGCGGTTTGCTGTTCCAGTAGCTTTCCCTGGTTACTTACCGTTTCCTGCGCCAAATCCAACCTGCTAGATAATGTCGCGCCATTGAACGCAAGAATAATGGCGGTAACCAGCAGGCCTAACAGCGCCGCATTCTTCCATCCGGTCAGCCAGCTCATGCCAGCGCCTTGCTGGCGATTTCGAAACGAGCCTTTCGGTCATCGATGCCGTTTAAGCCACCGTTGATCACCTTAGTGACCGCCGCGACGTCAGCACCGAACCGGCCGCATTTGTTGGCAGACCAGAACCACCCGGCGGCGCGCATTGCATACTCGTCACGCTCAAGCAGATCGGGCACCAGCACAAAGTCAGCTTTCAATGCTGCGCTGCAGGCGCGGTAGTTATCCAGGCCAGTGATCTGCGGAATTCCACGCCCGCGGTATTTCCAGCCATCCCCTGCAGCTTTGTTACCCATGCGGCCGGAATAAACGAGATTGGCGATCGCCGCCTGCCGGTTGACCGGTACCACACTTTCCCCACGCTGACGCCCCAGCATCGCGCACTGGTCTTTCGATAGGCGTTTACCGAACGTGGATTGCAGCCCAGCAACACTGTAGTTGAACGACTCTACCACCTTGGTGAAACCGGCGGACTCATGGCCGAACTGGGCGATAAACATCGCCTGGTCTACAGCTGAGGTGATGCCGAACTCTTTAAAAGTGGCCTCAATATGCGGAAACCAGCGCGTAGCTAACCCGGCGCCAATGTTGGCCGCCTGTTGGAATTGGTCTTTTGTCATTTTTTTATTCCTGAGAGGGGGAATTCTGGTCTTTCTTTTCTTTCGCCGGGCCTAGCTTTGTATTGGCCACCCGTAGAACGAATTCCTTGATTGCTGACAGGCCGAACATACCCACCATGCAACTGACGGCGATCTCAACCTTACCGGCGGCGATGGTGGCCATAGAGCCGTTAAGCCAGGGAATGGAGTGAACCAAAAAAATAATGACCGGGGCGATCGCTGGGCTTATCGATACCCCAACAATCCCACACACTAGGGCTTCACCTATACCTGCCCTGATTTTGCCGCCTCCCCACACAACGCGCCGGAACGCCACGACAAACGCGACGAAAAAACCGTTGATGCCTGTCGAGTAGTGGTAATAGAAGGTCGCAACGGCTGCGAGCCAGCTTGGATCCTTTTCAGGCATCTTCATAACCTCCCCCTGTCGGGGCTTAGCCCGATCACCGGGTGGTAGAAATAAAAAAGGCCACGCATATGCGCAGCCCGTATGAGTTTTAGGATATTTCCCTTTTATTTTTAGCTAGTTAATTCCAGTCCATCGGCTACGCTTATACTATCGGTAGCATGCCGATGTAGAATAACAACATGCTTCTGAACGCCCTCGCCCTGAGCTAACTACTAGCTCGGGGCATTTTTTTGACCACCGACTGCGGCGTTGCTATTAAACGGACCACTGTCTCATGGGTTGCAAATGTGCAACTGCAATCAACATTGCGGCACTGGTGATAACGCTCTTTGGTTTTTTCAGTCAGATAGCGACTGGATCGGGTGTGCGCCACATGACCGCACAGAGGGCAATGCATCATTTTTCATTTCCCTATAAACGCAAAAGCCCAGTGGTTAGGTCAGGGCTCTTGTTCAGTGACATTAGGCATGCTGGCCTCTTATCGTGAAAGGGTTAAGATATAGATCGATAAATAACTAAAGGTACTGAAATGAAATGTAAAATATTTTTCACCTTTATCTTCACAGTATTGAGCTTTCAGGCCGCAGCAGTTCAGTTAACTCAGGCTGACTGCAATTACTCAATAGAAAAACTAAAGGCCTTCAATGCAGATGGGAATGCGCACCCTGGTAAGCGTACTACCTTCGAAGAAAAGGCCGTTTATTCATATGCTGAGGCTTGTGAAAACGCTGGGCTTGTTACTATTTTTGGTTATCTTCGTGAAGCACCTGAAGCCTCGCCTGAAGTAACGAAGTTTTGCCAACAAAATGCCCGTACAAGTGGTGAAGCTAAACGTTGCTTAACCACAGGGAAGCTTGATAATTGAGTCTCGAAGCCAAATGCAAAAACCCGCACGGAGGCGGGTTTCTTTTGGATTTGTCGCTGCGGATATAACTTCGCGAAGCTTATATGAATTTACTCAATTTCCGCGCAAAGTCAACGCTTATATCGGTCTGCATCGAAATTAAATGCATCGCTCATCGGCAGGTACATCATGAACTCTGCCGTTTTCAGCCAGACGTCGATCCGCGTCTCACACGTCCTCATGCACCAGTCTGAGCGTATATCGTGCAGATCGGCGGCCATGGCCTTCTTGCTTTTCCCCTTGCCAGTATAGCGTTCGTGGATGACGTGCATCAGCCCTGGATGCGCCAGCAGCGTCTTGCCGATTACCCCGTCAATCGTGGCCGCCTCTTGGTCGGTGCAGAATGCCAGGCTGCTTTTCTGCTTACCTTCCATCAAGTCGAGCAGGTAAGAATGTAACCACCCCTCCTCCACACCGGCTTTTTTTAGCTCCTGCAGTGCCTTGGTGATTGCGGTTTTCGTCACAGTCTCGCTTGCCAGCAGCATGTTGAACATGTTCCCGGCGCGCCCGAACTTGGCCATGCCCGACCACCGGCCCCACATTTTCAGCTTACCCTGGATGAACACGCGTTCCAGCGCACGCAAGTGCAGCTCTTTACCGTCGCCACGGCCTTTGTACTCGGGATAAATCATAATTTTCCTTCCTTTCTCAGAATTGCTTGCGTGCGAAATACGCCCTCGGCGTGGTACAGACGCAGGGTTTCACGGTCATATTCGGTTTTAATGCGGCCATCGATCGCATCGTGGCAACTGCTGCAGGACCACGCGCCCTGAGCATCATCGGGTTTTATCCCGGTACCGCAGGTGCCAGCCAGGCGGTAATGCGCCAGCACGGTGGTATAGGGATTGAAGTTGCATACTCCAGGAATTCGGATCTGGCAGTCTCGGCCCTCGGCCGCTTTTGTGAGTTTGCTCATTGCTGGCCATCCTGCTGGCGGCGCAGCTGCATGAACTCGCTATTATCTGGAATGGTCAGCACCAGCCCGAACTGGGCGCACCAACCTTCTACTTGGCAAAGGAAATGGTGCATTTCGCCGGTATCTAGATCGGAGGTATGCCGCGGCTCCCACGTTGTGGTTTTCTCGCCAGTAACGAAATCGACGTATTCGACTTCTACCGACCCGAGATAGGTTTTCTTGAGGTTCCGCTTAACCCATTCTGGCGTGGCATCTGTACGGCCAGAACGGATCAGATATTCGCTGATTTCGGCGTACCACATATGGGAGAGTGCGTTTTGGGGGATGCTGCGTTTTTCGCGCCATGGCTTGAGCATGAGGCGATACGCTTGGCCACCTTCAAGCAGCGGCGCAAGAATGTCGCCTACGGCTTTAAAGTTGCCCTGGTGTAACTTGATACCCTCGGCGGCTATTGTCATATAGCACCGCCTGCAGGCAGTTTTGAATGCAAAAAATCGCTGGCGTCTGCAAACGTCAACGATAGTTCAGATTTGTTTAGTTCCTGCGCCATGGTGTTCACTCCAAGACGCAGCAGGTGATCAGCTGTTCAGGCTGACGTGTGTAGTGTAGCTTACTTTTCGCGGACGTCGTAGCCCGCACGTTTGACTAACTCAATCATTAACGATAAATCGGCCATTATTTGCCCATCAGTGAGGACTATCACTGACTGCGCCTCGCCATGATCCATATAGACAATTGCTCTCCCGGTGAATGGTAATAACTTCAAAAATTGTTCCACTGTAAACATATTCCACCTCATCGATCGTTTCACTGATCGCCAAAGGATTTACTGTATATAAACACAGTATCAGCAGAAATAAATTTGATCAAATACTTGCTATTAAAACACTGATTTGAATCACAATTATATGATTTAAAAGAAACTATCGTCCCTGAAAATTTCTTTTTACTAACCTCACCACACAACAAGACCTTGTTGACTTTCCGAGATTTAACTTATCTTTGCTTTGTGATTAGCATCTTATTGCGGCACGGCATGCTTTGTAGACGAACTCTTCATACTGAGCGATGGCATCATCATCAGCTGCACCGCAGTCAACCAGGTTCTCTACTATCTCCTTTGTCAGCTTTCCAAAGTCAGGCACTTTTGGTGCTGGCGGGGCGGTGTAGTATCCCCTCCCGCGCGGGTAGTCCTTGCCGCACGGTGAATACAGTTCCTCCCCGTCACGGGTAACACGACACAAATACAATTCAGCCGGTTTGTACTGTGCCTCCCTGGCTGCCAGCAGTTCTTTAACCTGCCGGTCCTTCTCCTCCAGCGCCTCTGTCGCCTCACCCAGTATCGCAAGCAGCTCGTCATGACTATTGAGCAACGCCATTACTGCCGGGGCGTAACTCCAATGCTGGCTACGTGGGCCAGTGGCTGCCTCCCGAAGCTCTGCTTTTGCGTCTGCAAGTGTGATTTTAATTTTGCTCATGCTGCCACCTCCCGGCGTGGTACGCACATTTCCGGCAGATTGGCCCGGACTAATGCTTCGGCGAACGGCGGCGGTACCGCATTGCCGCAGCGCGCCACCTGCTTATCTTTCGCGTATTTCTTGCCGCGATAGTCCCGATCAATGATGTACCACGACGGGAAACCCTGGGCGGCGTAAAGCTCATGTGGCTGCAGCATGCGCATGCCGATATCAACGATCTGGTAATCGATACCCTCTACTGTGACCAGGCCAAAGCGGTCGTTGGTTGTGACGGTGTGCAGCGGATCCGTGAGGCTTACCCCTTCTTTCTCGCTGCCGTAGTATTTCAGCAGGAAGGCGCGAACCTCACCGAAGTGATTGCCACCGGCGGTTACAGTCTGAAGCGGTGCCGTAACTTCCTGGCCAATATTGGTACCGCGCATCTTGATGAGGTTGGATGTTACCAGGGCATGGTGATCTACAGTCGTCACCGTGTGGGCTGGTTCAGCCAGATCAGCGCCGGGGCCGGTATAGTTGCCACCGAAGTGCTTGGCGAGGAACGTTGCCACCAGTTGGCTTTTGCCACCACCGCCAGCTGTGATCGTGCCATTTGGCTCATCCACCCCATGGCCAACGCTGTTACCGAACTGGCGTGCAATGACAGGAGCCACAACCAGGTGCTCCGCTTTCGTCGTGACAGTGGTCAACGGCTTATCCGCATCATAGGCCAGGCGGTCGCCTCCAAAGCCTGTTTGGCCAATGCGGGCAATGACTGGCGCAATAACACAGGAATGGTTTGTATTGCACAGCGTATGCATCGGCTGATCTACAGAACGCGGTTTCGCGGAGTATTTAGGGCCGCCAGCACCAGCGATAAATGGGGCCAATTTCGCCTCAACCATTCCCATAGCATGCCCATTACCGCCTGGCCGATCGGAACTACCCGCCGTGATGGTGGAAAGCGGCTCATCACACTCTTGTCCGGTGGCTCCGGTGCGGAACTTGGTTATGTGTGGCGATACAAGCGCATAGCCAGGTGATTTAGTGATCGTCTGCAAAGGTTCATCAAGCGGCTGCCCACGGAAACAGTTGTAGACCGTTTTGGTGCTGGTGTGGTTGCACTTGACGATAAACGGCGCTGGGCTGTCGATCACAAAACGCTGGATGCCTCGGGCAATGCGGCGCAGGGTGTTCTCCGCCAGCGGGCGCTTACGCTCGAAGATGCTCGGGCATGGGATAGACCAATCAATGCACTCAGCGGCGGTGCGCCATGGCTTCAGCTTACCGCTTTGGACTTCCAGCGATTTCGGATCCCCGTGGGTAGGCTCTGGCCAGACAATTGGCCGCCCGTCGCACCGCATCAGCATGAAGAAGCGTTTACGGATGGTTGGAGCGCCATAGTCACAGGCCCGCAGCTCACGGTAATCGACAACATAGCCCAGACCGGCAATCAGTCGGTGGTGATCGTCACTACCCTCTTCAATGCCCAAAATGTCGCAGCATTCGGCCAGCGCCGGGTGATCTGCTGCTATGCCGGTGGTCAGCATTGCCACAAACCCTGCGAAAGTTTCCCCTACACGGTCAGGACATGGGTAATCATTGCCGTTTTCGTCGGTGACAAGCGGCCCCCACGTCTTGAACTCCTCCACGTTCTCCATCGGAATAAATCTAGGGTTTACCCTTAAAATCCAGCGGATGATGATCCAGGCAAGGCCGCGGATCTCTTTTTTAACCGGCGCGCTGCCCTTTGCCTTGCTGAAATGACGGCAGTCGGGGCTAAACCATGCCAGCCCTACTGGCCGTCCGACGGTCGCGGCTACAGGGTCGATGTCATACACCGATTCGCAGTAGTGCAGCGTATCGGGGTGGTTTGTTTCGTGCATCGCGATGGCGTTCTCATCGTGGTTGATCGCAATGTCAACGCTGCGGCCGGTGGCCAACTCGATACCCGTTGACGCACCACCACCACCGGCAAAGTTATCAACAATAATTTCTCTCATTGATAATGCCCCAAGGTATTGGCCAGCACTTTGGCAACGGAAGTAACAGTGGGCATAGGGATCCCTTCTAACCACATGCGGTTGATATGGTGCCGGAGCCGTTTTTGATGGCACTCCGGCAAGTTTTCCGCGTTGTCGATTTGGGTGATCACCATCTCGACCTCTTTGGGCCAAACTGTATTTTCAACCGGGATCAGCAGCATGGTTTCAAGTTCGATGATCCGATTAATAGCGTTTTTCAGGATTATTTCTTCCATCATGCTGACGCCCTCCCCTGGACAGACGCCAGCGCCTGATCGAACATTTTGTGCAAATGGCAGAACCGCAGCTCAACAGTGTTGAAATGCCAGAGCCGTTTATCGGTGGGATTGTATTGAGAACTAGCGCGATGATTGATCTCCGCTCGTACCATAAATCTTTCGCTGGCATGGATCAGGGTGTAACGCGCCTGATTGCCCTGGCCTACTACGACGATCTCAGCATTCGGTGATCTGACCATATTCCTCAGCCGAGTTACGATTGAGGCGCGGGTTAAGTCATTGCCGGGGTAAGCCTGGTGCGCCAGCTTGTATATTTCGCTGGTGCTCAGTTCTTTGCACTGGATCAGATCGACGAACTGCTTGGTTGTAATTCTGAATTTTTGGCTTGTTTTATTGGTCATTGGTTTATGTCTCGGTTATTTAACGATTTTACTTTTTGCGTCGGCACGAATTTTCGCCAACAGTTCCATGCCTTTTTTCTTGTAAGCCCCATCGGCGTCGGCGATCTGTGATTCGCCTGGTGGCCGATGCTCCAGGGACTTGGTTTTGCGGATCGGCGGGATTGAAAAGCCCATTTCGACCTGCTTGGCCCATTTCGCCAACTGACGCCCGGCCAACGCCGCCAGCTCGGCCTGCCCTAGTTTTCGCTCGACACCAGCCCTGCGCAGTTCGGTGCAGATCTGGAACAACACTGGGTGTTTCCAAGGGAAGCTTTCCGACGATTCATAGCGCCATGACTCGTTGCGCCAACGCTTGTATTCCGCCATGACATCCTCGGCTGCGAGCCCGAACGGGTTAGCCGTGCACTCACCGACAATCGCTGTGAACTCGGCAAGGTCTGGTGGCCAGTGATTGCCCGCGCTGCAGCGTTCCATGCACCGCTTCGCCGCGAACGCCAGTTGTTCATTCGAGAACCGCGAAATCGCTTGGACCCAAATCATGGAGGGCGCCACTCCGTTCTTGGTCACCCAGCGGTTGGCATAAATCCCCGCCATCGTCTCCCAAAGGAGCCAGCCCCTGTCTTTCCCGCTCTGCGTTTCGTGCAGCCCTGACCTGCTGCTGAGCGGTAACGCCTGCTGTTGCTCTTGTCGCATTTGAACCTCCCGTCGATGCTGGTTTTCTTACCGCCGCCCGTTGCCGTTCGTACAGCACGTGATCGGCAAATTTCTGTTCCCACTGGGTTTGATTTAATACCCTTCCCTCGGCCTGCCAGAACGAAATAAAACTGGCCAGCTCAGTGGCTTCGTACCCTGGTGCTGGGCCTGTGATAATCCGGCCCCACAGTGCCGCCTGCCGTTGAAACTGTTCCGACGGTACCCAATTGCCAGCCATGGCGAATTTACCGAATGGCGTTTGCAGGTCGTCGCCCCATGGTTCCGGTTCCTGTAGTTCCCCTGGTTTTTTATCAGGGGGTAAATCATCAGAATTTCGCTGGCCCCCTAGAGAGAGGGTTTTATCTTTTAGATCTACTTCTTCCTCTACTTCTGGTAACGCATTTGGATCCGCTGGGGTAACGCCTTGTGCGTTACCTTTAGCGTTACCATTAGCGTTACTATTGCGTTTCACTTGTCTCGATTTTGTAACGCGGTTATTTGTAAGTGCCCGTTTTTTCGATGAATTCCCGTTATGCCTGTCAAAGTTCGGGAATACCAACGTTTCGCCCTCGTTAGCCAGCCAACCGACATGAATCAGTGCATCCGAAAAACCGGTAACGAAAGTGATGCGATCAATTGCATTTTTAGTAACGCTGGTAGCGTTACACTTTGCGTTACCGTCGATGGTCTGCTGATCAGCCCAAGCCCAGAGGCGAACCAATTTCCCTAACACCGCGTCAGGATCCAGTTTCAAAATTTCCGACAATTGGAACACCTCCGGTTTATCTGGAGTGATTACCTCTACCTTGATCCAACTTGCCGCCATAATTGCCTCTACTATCAGTATTCTGTAACGCGGAGTGCGTTACGTTTTGCACACACAAGGGTTAACGTCGTGCAGAAGCCATGGCGCTGCTTTTGGTCGGTTTCCCCTTTACTCGCCGGCTATGCTTCGCATGCGTTTTGGCCCATGCCAGCAGTTCAGGCAATTTCATGCGTGGGTTGCTGCGCTGGTGATCGACAGCAGCCATGGCCGACGACACTGCGACAGCCTCCTCGTATTTCGCCTCACGCAGCTGCGCGGCGATCTGCTTTTGCAGGAAATCATCATGTATGGTCATTGGTTTATGTCTCGGTCAGTGCAGTGCGCAATATGCGCGCCGTAGTTCGTGGAAGCTCCGTTCGGCCTCGTCACACTCGCGTTCGAAGTCAGCCGGTGATGCGTTAAGCAAAGCCGCAGCGATCGCCTCCTGGTGCTCTTTCAGCGAACGGATGGCCAGATATTCGATGCTCTTGCCTGCGACTAGCCGGGCGCGCAGTTCTGCCGGTAAGGCGGCCAGGATCGCAGGCTGCAGCATTTCGATTTTCCGACGGGCGCCAGCAGTGTCGCTGTCCAGCCAACGGAAGATCTGCTGCTTGTTGTTGTGCCATGCAGCAAAATCCACGGTGCCGTCGGCACGTTCGATCTGGTCCAGGTGTGGCAGGTCCAGATTCATGTCGAAGTAAGCCCGAGTGATTTCGGCTGCTACTGTGCGCTGAGTGGCCTCCGTGGCCCATCCGCGCAGCGCGTCACGGATCAACTCGTGTTTGATTTCCATATATCAGTCCTTAAGGGGCGACGCAGGTATCCTGCTGCTGCGGTAATCCATCAGATGGATTGGGATAAAGATCAGGACGCAACTCGTGAGGAGTTACTCCGGTTGTGTTATAGATCGGCAGTACACGATCAGCGGGGACACCGTTTTTTTTCCAAAGGCAAACGGCCATACGACTGAGGCCAAAAGCCTGTCCCAGCTTTCTAGCATTGCCAGCAATTTCTATTGCTCGATTAAGACCAGTCATTAAAACCTCCGTTAGAATCAAGCAAAGTAAAGCATCTATTTACCAAATGGTCAATAACCACTTTCTTTTGCGACGTAAAGTAAAGGTTTACAATGCAAGGTATGACTATAAAAAAGGCAAATCCCAACCTCATAGCCAGGTTGAATGAACTGAACGAAAAAGGGCTCTCCAAGTCAGAGATGGCTCGAATTGCTGGCGTAAGTAAGCAAGCAGTTACTGGTTGGTTCAGAACTGGCACCATGAGTAAGAACTCTGCATTAGCCATAGCTGAGGCGACGGGTATTTCCGTTGCATGGCTATTGGGAGAAAATGTCGAAGAAAGTAGCGGGCTAACCCCTAACGAAGCGGAAATGCTCCAGCTCTACCGACAACTGCCAGAGCCAGACCAAAAAAACATGATCGCTGCATTCGGCGCGCGATTAAAAGAGCTGGATGAGTTTGTTGACTCATACGTTCGCAAGAGATTTAAAGATATCTAATAGCAGCGCAACTGCCATAAAACCCCATCAAACCGCCCATCTGTGGCGGTTTTTTTATGCCCTCACGCCAATGGTAAATCTATGCTTTACCATTTTGACAATATTTTCTTGACCACTAAGTAAAGTTGTTGTTTACTTACTCACATCAAGCAGCAGGTGAAAACGTTCTGACAGCCGGAAAGACGGCAGAGACATAACCAATGACCACTACCCCAGAGGGCTAGATGATGGAAGATGCATACGAGGAATATTTCAACAGCCTGGCAAAAGGCGAAGAAGCATTGAGTTTTGCAGAGTTTGTAGAAGCGCTGTCCTGACAGCCATCATCCGTAGCCCCGGTAACGGGCAAAGCATGCAGACTAACCGAGACATAAACCAATGAATACAATCGTTCCTAATAGCGGCAAAGCGGTTACCCTCCGCAATAAGCGCACCGGCGCGCCTTGGGTTGCCTCGTTCGACCACACACGCAGCGTCTACCGGTTCGAACCGACAGGTAACCTGCGCGCCATCAAGGCACCGTTCGAAGCCCCCGGCATCCCGGCGGAGTTCGAACCAGCTGGTACCCACTGAGCGTATAAACCATGACCATTCGGCGACATGTTTGGAAGGACATAATCATCGGTTGTTCTTTGTTCTGGGCGTTTGTGTTCTTTCTAATTTTTGCACTTTCTAATTAAAAAATAACCGGCACCTGACGGGCAATTACTTTGCCCACGGGATCCCCACGCCTGAAAGGCACCAAATCGCAATTATTTAACGAGGTGTAGATGTGAAAACTTTTAACTCGGAAGTGGCCCGGCAAGCGCAGGCCAAATATTGCAAAGAAAAGCAATATCCACATTTCGCGCCACTTGATGGAATTTGTTATCGCTGCAAGCGGGACATTTATCAGCAACAAACCGCATCCGCGCGCCCTACTGGCATTTCAGTTCAAGAGGCTGGCAGCAAGCTGATCTGCTTCTGCCCTCACTGCAACCGGAGCTATGACGATTAGACGTAAAAAAGCCCGCGCTAGGCGGGCCATCTTACCCATTTTACATCTGGGGGATGGGTAGCCGGGGAACCACCCCCAGCAACCGAGACATAACCAATGACCACTATCGCAGTCAATGATCGACTGCATTCTACCTAAATTCAGGAGAATTGCATAATGCAAAACATGTATGCCTATTATCTCAAGGCAAAACAGAAATCCGGCAAACCTTCCCTTTTCATTTATTTTGAAGCGAAGAACGACGCCCGGGCGCTGCGTGATCTGGAAAACAAAATTGAAGATGCCGAGCTGGATCCGAAAGAGTATTTCAAACCAGTTCGCACAAACTTCCCGGTGGTCGACGACCTGCCTATCGAAGGTGTATTCAGCGAACCTTGGTGTGACCGTTATTGCTTAGGTGATGATGGTTTGACGTGGGAGCTGATCGTTACCGAACCCGCGCAACAACTGCCGCAGGTAACGGCAAAACCGCCAGCAAAAGACGAGACCACATATTCCGCAATAGACCTCGACAAGCATACTGTGATTGCCGCCGCGTGGCTGTTTGGCCGTGACTGCATGAAAATGACAGGGGATCAGTTGAAAGCAGCAACCAGGCTTATGATGGATGACTCGCGGCGGTACCCGCAAAACGTCATCATGGCCCTCTCCAATCTTAAGGGGTTCGATTACGTTTACCCGGACATGCCGATAGTGGCCATTGCAGCCATGAAGGCCATCTGGCCGCCATTCGATAAAGCGCCAGAACTGGGCAAAATTAGTCAGTTTGCAACTGAATACCTGAATGCAAAGGTAGATGATCGCCAATCTGTCATTTCTAAATGGCAGACAACACCCAATGCCACACAAACCCCAGAGTCAGAACTGCCACGCACGACAACTGTCGTCGATGCCGAAACCAAAGTCGTTTTCAAACGCGGCTACCAGCAGACCTACGAACTCCTAGATCGCGAAATCGCCTCAGCTCTGTGGGTGGGTGATGTTGATTTCGAAAATATCGCAGGTGAGATCGACCGCTGGGCGAAGAAAAAAATCGAAAACGATGACGAAGACTTCAAACGCTGGTCAATGGCGCTCCGTATCGTTCCAAACATCCTGAAATACAGCCGTGAGTCTATTTTCGGTGTAGTTCGCAATGCGCCATCGACTGACCTATACCACTTCCCTGGATCGCTTTCGACGTGGGTTAAAGCCTATCTTGCCGATTATGGCGTCTACGAGTTTGGGCCGGTACCAGAGCAAGAAGAAGAGGAAATCACAGAGGGGCTGCAGCAGCCAGAAATTGAAGATCCGCAGCCTGAACCTGAAGTCGTCAGCATGGGTGGTGGCCAATTCGATGTGTCCGCACTCTTTGAGGCTTCCCCTCTTCAGAACGTGCCTGTAGAACCTGCGCCGGAAATCGCCTCAAATGAAGGCGAAAAAGAAGAAGTGGACGCCGCTAAGGATCTTGACCCAACAACTCGCAGCGCGTGGCTGCGGCGCGAAATCATGTTCGCCCTGGACGGTAAAACGTCAGTGATGAGTAAGGATGATGTCGAGGAGCTTCTCACAAAAGCTGGCGATTTTAATCACGTATATCTCGCCAGGCTGCTGGCCAAAGAGATAGAGCCTTGTGATCCCTTCAAGCAACTGGTCGAGGATGATATTTATCACCTCACCTGCGATGTACTCGAGGGTTGGATTGATGATAAATCCCAGCGGATTGATCTGATCAACGAACGCATTGAATCTTATCTGCGCGAAGGTAGCGCAGAACCTCAAAGCGTCACCCTCGAAAACAAAGAAGTTGTGGAGGTATCCACTCCAGTGAGCGAAACCGCTCCAGAGGAGATCGCCAACGAAGCGGCAGAACCTGCCGTAACTTTCCCGACCTATTTCGAGCCTGGTCGTTACCACGATATCCCGAACGACGTTTACCACGCGGCGAACGGCATCAGTAGCACCCAGGTGAAGGATGCACGGATCAGCCTGATGTACTTCCATGGCCGCCACGTCATCAAGTCCATTGCCCGTGAACGTAGCGATGCCCTGACATTCGGCTCACTCGTCCACACGATGGCGCTTGAGCCTGAAAAACTGACCAACGATTTCAACATCGAGCCAATCATTCCTGAGGGTGCATTCACCGGCGTAGCATCGATGCGCGCATTCATCGAGAAGCACAACGCCACCCTGCCCAAAATGACGGACTCGGACACGCTGCGTTCACTCCTTGATGAGCACAACGCCAAGTTGCCAACACCCTACGCCCTAGGCGGCAACGCTGATGAAATCGGCAGGATTTACACCCTGCTACCGCAGGAGTTCCAGAGCATCGCCGAGGGGCAGAAATTCACAGCTACTGCCATGAAAGCCTGCATCAAAGAGTACAACGCCACCCTGCCAGAAATGCTGAAAACCAGCGGCAGCCGTGATGCTTTGCTCGAGCAATTGGCAACCATTGATCTGGAATTCGCCACGCGGGAAAAATCTATCCCTGCGCCGCTGCCGGTCAGCGGGACAAAAGAGGACATGGCAGCCCGGATCAAAACGATTCTGCCTGAGGCCATTTTTGCCGATGAAATCCTTGATGCGTGGACGTCGTCAGATGACGGACGCCAGCTGGTGACCCAGCAGCAAATGCAGGCGGCGAAAGCCATTCAGCGTGCCCTGTTCACTCACCCGTCCGCTGGCCCCCTGCTGCAGCACCAGAACCGTGCTGTCGAGGTGAGTTACTTCGGGATCGACGAAGACACAGGCCTCGAGGTCCGTGTTCGTCCAGACCTAGAGATTGACCTTGATGGCGTTCGCCTGGGTGTGGATCTCAAATCGACCAGCATGGGCCGCGTTAAACAGGATTTTTTACGCACCAAATTGCACCGGGAAATCATCGACCGCGATTACCACCTCAGCGCCGCCATGTATTGCGATGTCGCCGCCTTCGATCAGTTCTTCTGGATTTTCGTGAACAAGGACGAGGGCTATCACTGGGTGGCCATCGTTGAGGCCTCTCCGGATCTGCTGGAGTTGGGCCGACTGGAATACAAAAAAGCGATGCGCGATATCAAGCAAGCTTTCGATACCGAAACATGGCCAGCGCCGATCACAGAAGAAGTGATCGACGACCTGAACGATTTTGACCAACGCCGCCTTGAAGCGCTGCGCATTGCATAAGGGGAACGAAAAAAATGAGCAATATCACTTTGGCAGAAGAAAAAACGAACTCGGTTACTGACTCCAACATTGCCCTGTTCAATCCTCAATACCTGACAGCCATCAGCAACTTTGCGCAGATGATGGCCAGCGGCGTGGCCACGGTTCCCAAGCATCTTCAGGGCAACCCTGCCGACTGTATGGCAATCGCGATGCAGGCAGCACAGTGGCAAATGAACCCCTTTGCCGTGGCGCAGAAAACCTACACGGTGAGCGGGATCCTCGGCTATGAGGCACAGCTCGTCAACGCGGTGATTTCCACGCGCGGGCCGTTGGTTGACCGTATCAACTACGACTGGTTTGGGCCATGGGATAAGGTCATCGGGAAGTTTGAAGTCAAGAGAAGTGAAAAAGGTGAATACCGCGTTCCTGGCTGGCGGATGGCGGACGAAGAAGGGATCGGCATAAAGGTATGGGCCACGCTCAAGGGTGAGGCAGAGCCTCGCGAACTTACCCTGTTGCTGGCGCAGGCCAGAACCCGCAACTCTACGCTGTGGGCTGATGATCCACGCCAGCAGTTGGCCTACCTGGCCGTTAAGCGTTGGGCGCGCCTGTATTGCCCTGAGGTCATCCTCGGCGTGTACACAATTGACGAACTCGAGCAGCGGAACGAGAAAGAAATCAATCCGGGAGCCCCTGCAGCGCGGGTGAGTGTCAGCCAGTTGACTGAACCAGTTGCGGCAGCGCAGCAGCAAAGCAGTGCTCCACCGGTGGACAGCGACGGCATTGCGGCAGATATCCGGGCAGCGATCGAGCAGGCGAAGGCTCCTGAACAGACCACGGCGATCCGCGCTCAGGTTGAGGAGTTGAAACAGAAGCTGGGCATCACTGATTACACCGAGCTGAAAAATAAAGTGGTCAAGCGTCACCGGCAGATCACCACGGCCACAACCGTAAATGCGCAGCTTGAAGCCTGCAAAACGCAAGGGGAATTTTCCGCAGCGGAAGCTTTGGTTCGCCGTTCTGAGCGTGACCTCAGTGCCGATGATCTGGAGCGTTTCCAGATCGCACTGGATGACATGCGTTCTGAGTTTAAGGAGTGATGCATGCTAATCGGATTCGTTCTGTTAGTTAGCGCCTGTGGTCACAATTTCTGTGATGCGCTGCCGGTATCCGAGCGGGTGTACTCGACCAAAGCTGAATGCGAGCAGGTGAAAGAAGCGATCCAGTTGCGCCGGCCACACGCTGTTCTTTTTTGTGGCGAAGCCTACCGACCTGAAAACTGATTTCCAAAAACCAAACCACTCCGGCCATCGCGTTTACCATGGTGGCCGGTTGTGTGCTCGAGGCATAACCATGACCAAATTACTGACATTAGAAGAATGGGCAGATGAAGTTTATACGGACAAGTCCAAGCCTACCGTACCGACGCTCCAGCGGTGGGCAAGGAACGGGAATATCTACCCGACACCGGATAAACAAGGCAGGCAATACCTCGTTAAGCCTGGCGCAATCTATATCAACCCAAACGACTTAAATCTCGGAAAGAAAATAAGAGACGCCCAAAGCGCGGAGCCCGCACGGGCCGCGTTTATGGAGAAGGTTATCAATGGCACGGCGAAAGGACGGGTATGATATGAAGCTGCCCAAAAATTTAACTTATCGCTGTAAGGGAAAATCCTTCTATTGGCGCAATCCTGCGACCAAAAAAGAAATTTCGCTAGGGCCTATCGCGCGCAGGGATGCGATTGCGCAGGCGATCGAGGCCAATCACTACATTGAGCAGAACTACTCCCCTGTTCTTTTGTTGGACAAAATTAAGGGTACACACGAATACACGCTGGACGCCTGGCTTGAGCGATACGATGTTATTTTCAAACGCCGTAAGCTTTCCGCGAACACTTACAAAGCTCGTAAGGGACAGATCGCCATTGTCAGCCAGAAAATGGGCACAATGGTGCTGTCAAAAATCACGACGCGCCATGTCGCCGAATTCCTCGAGTTCTGGGTGGTTCAGGAAAAGCAGACGATGGCCACCACCATGCGATCAGTGCTGTCTGACATTTTCCGCGAAGCGATTGTCGAGGGCCACATTGATACCAATCCAGTGACACCAACGCGAGCAGCCACAGCCACTGTAAAGCGTGAACGCCTGGAGCTAGACCAATACATTGCCATTCGTGAAGCGGCCGCCGAACTGCCCGCATGGTTTGGCCTTTCGATGGATCTTGCACTGATAACCGGCCAGCGCCGGGAAGACGTGGCACTCATCCGTTTCGAGCATATTGTTGATGGCCGGTTGCAGATCACCCAGGGTAAAACTGGGGCCATGATCTCCCTGCCTCTGGATTTAGAGTTGCGCGTGTTGGGGCTCAAACTGGAAACGGTTATTGAACGATGCAGGCAGGCCAGCGCCACAGGCTTTATGGTCAGTTCCGGGATCAGGAAAAACAGCAAAGATGGATCGCTTAATCCGGATAGTTTGACCAAGAAATTTGTAGCGGCCAGGAAGCTGGCAGGAATAGTTCTTGAGGATTCGCCGCCGACGTTCCATGAGATCCGAAGCTTGGCCGGGCGACTTTATGAGAAGGAAAAAGGGAAGGAGTTTGCGATGAAATTGCTGGGGCATAAGTCGGTAAAAATGACGGACAAATACCTCGATACAAGGGGGAAAGAATACGTGATGCTGTAAAAGACCGAGTATAGAAATTCGAGTAAAATTCGAGTAAATTCGAGTTACACAAAATTAATCGTTATAAATCAACAAGATAAAAAAAGACCGAGTACGATTCCTATACTCGGTCTAGGGAAAGGGCTCTTGGGAGAGAGCCGTGCGCTAAAAGTTGGCATTTATGCAAGGTTTGTTCAACCGTGCATTCTAAGAATAGTCTAAGGTGCAAGTTTTGCCAGCCCAGCGCACACAAGTGATAGTTACAAACAGAAATTAATTACGTACATCTCGTCACCACCCGTAAACTTTTGCATAAGTATCGGGTGGTTAGCTGATTAGTCAGCACACAGTTTTTCTGCTCTTTCGCGGAAAGGTTGCACGCTCATTTTCTGGCCGGGATGGTTGGCATCATCCAGCAGGATCACATCCAACGATTGGGCACGCTGCTGCCCCGCTTTCACCTGTGCTTCAGCTGCTTCATTGAGCGGATACTGCATCAGGGTGCTGTTGTTGAGCACGAACAAGGCGGCCCCTTTGCGGCATTGCAGCGTGACTTCCTCTTTGGTGAAAGCCCACTGTTTGCCGTACTCCAGCTTAGTGACGTTAACCAGCTTATCTGCCGCCAGAGCGCTCGACGCCGTTACCAGCAGCGCAATACCAAGAATTACAGATTTCAT